GCAATGGGGTCTACATTGGTACGCCGTCTTCGCGCATTTACGTCGACACCGAAGCGGTCTACAATTTCGCGGTCTCGATGCAGTTTGACTCGGCAGCCGGAGCAAACCGCGAGGTCTGGGTATGGATGCGCAAGAACGGAACGAACATTGCCAACTCAGGCATGTACCTCAACATCCAGAACGCCAACTCGGAACTCCTGCAGGCATTCAACCTCCTCATCGATCTAAAGGCCGGAGACTATGTGGAAATCATGTGGGAAGTGGATAACCTCAATGCGCAGATGGCGGCGTTTGCTGCGACGGGTGTTCACCCGGCGATACCTTCGATCATCCTCACTGTAACCAACAATCTCTAGGAATTTGTGATGGCCGTCACACCGAAAGTCCTCGTTCCACCGCTCCAGATGCAGGCCGTGCAGACCACGCAATACACGGCAACCGGCTGCACGACGCTGATCGACAAGGCGACTGTTACAAATACGGATACGGTCAATAGGTCGTTTTCGGTCAATTTGGTTACCTCGGGAGGGTCTGCGGGCAATGCCAACCTGGTGATCGACGACCGCACGGTGGTGCCCGGGGAAACCTATCTCTGCCCGGAATTGATCGGGCAGATTCTTGCGCCCAGCGGGTTTATCTCAACCATTGCCTCGTCGGCAAGCACGCTGACGCTGCGTGTCTCGGGGAGGGAAGTGACATGATGGAAGGACTGATCCTTGGCGGGATCCCTAGTGACAGCTTCATCACAACCGCCGAGAACCGCGACAACACCCGCATGGTCATCGAGGAGTGGAACCTCGGGCCTGAGCAACCCTCGAATGAGCCGACGGCCAACAAGCCGTTCTGGGTGCAAATGGGCCGCGCATGGCAGGTCTCAGAAGAGGAGGCGCGCCGTCGTCGGTGCTCGAACTGCGAGTACTACGACAACTCGCCTGACTGCCAGGTGAAGATGGAAAGGATCCCGCGCAATCAGTGGGACACCAATGCAGGGTTTCGTGGGTACTGCGACAAGTTCGAGTTCATCTGTCACGACCTGCGCGTCTGTCAAGCGTGGGAGTCAGCTTATGAAAGCTGACGAAAACCAAGTGCAAAGGGGAAGGTAATGATCCCAGCACTACTTTTTGCCGGAGCAACACTGCTTGGCAGTGCCATTTCTTCAAGATCCGCTCGCCGTGCTGCGCAAACACAGGCGCAGGCTGCCGAGCGCGGCATGGAGCTTCAGTCCGAGGCGCAGCGTCAGGCCATCGAAGAGCAGCGGCGACAGTTCGACCGCATGTCTGAAATCCTTGCGCCTTATGTTGCTCTTGGTCCTTCTGGTATCGCGGGTCTTGCGCCATTCCGACAGGCAGGGGCTACAGCCTTTGAACGTCAGCAGGCGCTCTTAGGACTTCGAGGGCCGGAGGCCGAGGCTGCAGAGCTTGCCGCCATCCAGCGCCGCCCGGGGTTCATGGAGCAACAACGACTTGGCGAGGAGGCTATCCTGAGGCGAGGTGCGGTGACGGGAGGCTTGCGCGGAGGGAATGTCCAGCGGGCTTTGGCGCAGTTCAGTCCGGCGCTCCTGGCCCGGGAGGTCGAGAGCCAGTACGGTAGGCTCGGCGGTCTTGCCGGTGCAGGCCTGGGGATCGAGGAGCGTCTGGCAACCCTCGGGCAGGCCTCGGCTACGCGACAGGCCGCAGCCGCGGGCGGTCTTGGCGCGAACGTGGCCAACCTTCTGACGGGCGGTGCTGCACAACAGGCCGGTCTACTTGGTGAGCGAGGCGCTGCACTTGCCGGTGGCCAGATGGCAGCGGCGCGGGCCTATCAGCCGTTCCTGCAACTTCCCGGCCAGCTGCTTGGCTATCAGGCGGCGACGGGCAGGTCGTTGTTTGGGGGCGGGGCCGGGTTACAGCAGAACATTCCTATAACAAGAGGTGAAGTTTACCCGCCTGGACTCGAAGGATCAGCGCTTCCCGCTCCAGTACTTGGTGGCCCAGGATATTAAAGGTCTATTATGCCAGCACCTTACACTTATGACATTGCCCCGCCCGATATGTTCGGCGGGTTTGTGTCTGGTCTGAAACTTGGCGCAGGCATAGAAGAGTTGGAGGCTGCTCGCTTAGAGCGTGCGCAGAGAATGTTTACGCAACAAAAGGCAGATGAACAGCAAAGGATGGTGCAGGGATTGCAGTTGGCATTCGTTGAAAATCCAAACTATGAAAACCTGCAAGCGCTTGCGCCATTTATTCCAGGGCCACAAGCCAAAGTAATTCAAGAAACAATCAACGCAAGAGGAATGGAGCAGGCGCGGGCAGAATTCAACCTGTTTGCTCCGGTTGCATTTGCATTGCGCTCTGGAAACAAAGACGCGGCCCTTGCTCAACTTGATCGTTTAATTGCAGCGTCGGAAAATGATCTGCAACGCAAGAAAGCATTTGAAGACTTTCGGGCAATGGCCGAGGTCAACCCGGATGCAGTAATCGCCATGACAGCGTTAACGGCATATGTTGCCGGAGCCCCTGATCTTGCAAAATCATTTCTGGAAAAGGGAAAACCTGAATCCGCCGGATTTACAGTAATGACACAAGAAGAAACCGCGCGGGTTGTTCCTGGCGCAACTGGGGTATGGGGGCGCGATGAAAAGGGAAAGCCTGTGCAAATCTTCAAGCCAGAATTAGGGTTTGAAATTGTGCCTCAAAACGAACTTGCGACTCTTGGCATTACGGCAGAGCCGGGTAAGGTGGTAGTGCAAAGAAATAAGGGCACGGGCGAACTGAAGATTACCAATCTTGGGCCTCTTGCAACAGCAACGGCAACGCAGGAAGTAAAACTACCGGCTCCTGAAAAAGCACTCCTGAAAATTGATGAAGATGCCGTTGCAGCCTTTGCAAATAATGCAGCAATTGCCACAACTTTTGCGCGTGATGCAGAGGCTATTGAACGATTACTGCGCGGTAAAGGCGGGGGTGCGCTTGTGTCGCTAACAACACGTATCAAGGAATTTGCTAATATCACAGACGATACTGTGACGGCAAACACGCTGGCAAGATCCTTGCAAACCCGTGGAGCCACACAACTTAGAGCCCCTGGATCGGGTTCAACAACAGATTTTGAAATGAGAGCGTTTCTCGATTCGTTTCCGCAACTGTCGCAAAGCGAGAGAGGTCGGACATTACTCGCAAAGTACGCGAACAAATTTGCAGATCGTCAACGAAAACTTGCAGATTATGCAAGAGGTTTGCTTAAAGAGAATTCCTATAGTCTGGAAAAAATGGCATCATTTGATAACGGTCTGGGAACTATTTTCGAAGATGATATCACGCAACTAATTGGGGAGCGACCTGCGCCATCACGAACCGCTCCTGCCCCTTCTGCTCCTCCTGCTCCTGCTCCTGTACCTGCACCCGCTGCTGCGCCACCTGCTGCGCCCGCCTCAGCTCCTGCAGGCCGTAGAACGCCAGCAGCTGCACCGCCACCGGCTGGGCAACGTCGCAATGTTAGAGTAGATTACTGAGATGGCGTATTCCATCACCACGCGGGATGGCATCACGATTGACAATATCCCGGATGACGTCCCTCCGGATTCGCCAGAGTTACGTGCGCGGGTTGCTGATATTCGCAAACAGAGCGACGAGGCACGACAGCGCGGTTGGACTGGCCCTGGGTTACCACCGCCCGACTGGGCACCGATGGGGCAACCTGGGGACCGCGAAGCCGTTCCTGGCGCTCCGATGTTCCAGCAGGCTCCAGCCCCGCCTCCGTCTGGGCCGTTTGTGCCGCCGCAACCGCCGCCGCCGCCAGAACTAGGATTGGTTGGCGGGATAATCGAGCAGGTAACCGGGCGCAGGCGCGCTACTGCAGAATCTGGCAGGTTGCCCGAATGGACAACGATGCCAGAGCTAAATGCGTTCACCACAGCCAGTGCTGCAGCCAACCTCGGAACCCTGCTGGCCGGACCATCCGAAATTGTCCGTATTGTAATGACGAACTTTCCCGGCACCCAAGTTTTTCAGGATGCTAAGGGCAACTACATCCTGCGTAGTTCGATCAACAACCAGGACTATGTCATCCCACCCGGCGTCACCATGGGTGATATCCCAAGGATTGCGGCAGGAATCGCAGCGTTCACCCCAGCAGGGATGGCAAGAACGGTAGCCGGCGCGGCTCTTGCGGGCGGCGCAACGCAGGCAGCCATTGAAGCCACGCAAGCCGCAACGGGTGGAGAATTCGATCTAGGCGAAGTTGGCATGGCCGCAGCCGGTGGAGCTGCAGGTCCTGCGGCAGTACGCGGGTTTGCCGCTGGTCGCGCACTACTGACCCCTCGCGTTCAACCGCCACCTGGCATACAAGTGCCGCCCCCCGTATCGCGTCCTGGAAGACGCCCAGGAGAGCCGACTTTGTTCGGTGCAGCACCATCACCCCCACCTATGCCTGCTGCGCCTCCTGTCGCGCCTTCTGTGGCCCCTGGCGCGCCTTCTATGGCACCTCCTCAGCCTATGGCGTTTGGTTTTCAAGGGCAGATTTCGACCGAGGGGGTCTCGGATGTCTTGCGGCTTGCACAACGTGCTGCAGGCGGCAATGCGACGGCACGTGCGCAACTGATTGATTTGGCGCAGCTTAACCCTGACGCAGCGGCAGCAGCGCAGCGCCTCGGGCTGGATGTTCCCTTCGACGTGTTCGCAGATAACCCGCAAGTGCGGTCTGCGGTTGGACTCACCCGTGCCCGGGTGGGAGGAGTGCCAGAGGCCGCGTGGGAAACCACCCTGCGTAATGCCATCCTGCGAGCAGACGAAATCATGCAGCAGTCTGATGCGATCTTTGCGGGAGGTCGACCGGCACCGGGGGTCGCTTCGCAACGCGTGCTCAATAGCTTACAGGCAACTCGGGATCAACTGCAAAGGGGCGCAACTCAGATTTATGAGCGGATTGATGCGGATATTCCGCGCGATACGCCCGTAAACTTGCCGAACCTGTCGGCCACGCTTGGGCGCATTGCGGAGGAACTTGGGGGCGTGGCCAGCATGTCTAGCCCAGAGAGGCGCCTGTATCGACTGCTTGAAAACGCTGCACAACCTGACGCAAACCCAATCACGTACGGAGCATTACTGCGGGAGAAAAGTCAGATTGGTGCGGCACTTGGTCGCCAGAGTTCTCCCTATGCGAACGTAGAACAAGGCACACTGAAGCGACTGTATGCAGCGCTATCGAGCGACCAACTCGAAAACGTCGGCAATGTGGCCGGTGAAGAAGTGCGACGCGAGCTGCGTGCAGCTAACTTGATGACCGCTCGGCGCAAGGCGCTGGAAAACAGGATTGTGGCCGCATTTGGCCAGGATATGGACGGAAGTATTGCGACCAGGATGCAAACCGCAATCACCAGCGGGGCCAAAGGAGACTCGGCAGCGTTCAACCGTCTGATGCGTACCGTACCCGAGGACTTACGCCAAGAGGTCTTAGCAACCGCTCTGGCGGCAGCTACCGCATCGCGCCGTGGCACCCAGGCGGGTGGTGCAATGGCCGATCAAGAGCTGGTGTTTGGGTTCAACGATTTCGTGAAAACCTATCGCGGGTTACGTGCCAACGAGCCGTTGATGGCGCAGGCGGTGAACATCATGGGCCAGGACTGGCGA